GAGCGATACAACCGAACAGAAACCGGTCGCAGATAAATAAAACAGATAAAACGATCACAAGGCGGCGTATAGACAAAAACGCCGCCTTTTTTAGAAGGAGAAAAGACAATGGCGAACATGAATTTTGATTTCAATAAAATTAACAGATCCTTTTTCACGGTAACACTTACGGACGGAAAGAAATTACTGGTTAAGATGCCAAAGAAAGGAACATTCGGAAAACTGGCAGCAGTTCAGGACATGGATACCGACAATATGGATACGCTAGGCGCGATCGTTGCAGAAGCCCTGTCAAACAATTTACAGGGCGAAAAGATCACAACGGAATACATCACGGATCAGTACGACGTGGAAGAAATGTCAGAATTTGTGGATAACTATATGGCGTTCGTAAACGGAGCAAAGAAAAACCCAAACTAATTATTCCGTACTATGACGATCCAGAATACGAAGAACCAAAGTTTCCACTGAAAACGAAGTCCGAAAAGTTAGTGATTAACTATACCGGGCTAAATATGTGGGAAGTGGAAGAACTAGATCTTGACGTCTATCTGTTTTTAGTACGGGAAGCATTTATCTATTATACAAGCCAAACAGAAAAGGGGCGGGAATACCTAGAAAATTGTTGGCGCATGAAGCAGACAAAACCGGATCGGCAGCGTCTACGCGAAAAATTCAGCAAGAAAGGGGGAGAATAAATGGCGTCAAAAGGCAAAATAGCCGGAATTACTATCGAAATCGGCGGAGATACCACAAAATTAGATAAAGCCCTACAGGGAGTAAATAAGCAGACCAGAGACACACAAAAGGAACTGAAAGAAGTAAACAAATTACTGAAATTAGATCCAAAAAATACGGAACTTCTGGCGCAGAAACAAAAATTACTTGCAGAATCGATCGACGGGACAAAAGAAAAACTGAATATCCTGAAAGACGCCGAAAAACAGGTTCAACAGCAATTCGAAAACGGCGAAGCATCAGAAGAACAGTACAGAGCGTTGCAACGCGAAATCATTCAGACAGAACAACAGTTGAAAAACCTGAAAAAACAGGCAGAAGA